CAGAAATTATAGCGCTATTACCAATTTTATCAAATATAGTACTCCAACCATCTTCTCCATGGTTTACAACGTTACTAAAAAATGGTATAATTAAACAAATTACTTGGGATAAATTATTTAATTTGGAGGTATATTCATGTCTTTGATAATATGTCCTGAATGTGGAAAAGAAATAAGTGACAAAGCTGATACCTGTATACATTGTGGCTATCCTTTAAAAAACAAATCCATTATTAATAATAATGAGTATGATTTTAACAGCGAATTACAATTAATTCTTAATGGTGAAAAAATAAAAGCTATAGGCTCTATAAGACAAAAAACTGGTCTTGGACTTTCAGAAGGAAAGAAAATTGCTGACTATATGGAAGAAAATAAAATAGTTCCTACTCAAATGATGTTATCCCAATCTTATAACAACACCCCACGTTGCCCTAGATGTGGCTCAACTAACATAACCACCGGAGCAAGAGGAATAAATTTCTTTTGGGGACCAATCGGTGCAAGTAAGACAGTGAACAGATGTGCCAACTGCGGGTACACATGGAAGCCTTGAAGCTATAACTATAATGATAATTTTGAACACTAAAAGGACATTAATCATATTAAAATTAATGTCCTTTATAATATGCAAAATAAACTCATCAAAAGCAGATTGGCAGGCATTAATGTTATTAGGGGAGTTTTGTTCAACTTCAATAGTTTCCTCAAGAGACTTACGATAATTGTCAACTGCGTTGGTTAAGTCGCTCCAATTTTTTATAGATTTGTCTTCTATTCCCTGATTAACTTTTCTTAATTCATTCGTAGATAGCCTATCAATATAATTCTGATATTCAGGAGCAGTATTCCAGTCTAATCCTTGCCCAACAAAAAGTTGCTTGATTTTGTTTTTGTAAGTATTATCATCAACAATATTGATTTTTGCATTGATATTGACTATTTCAGATTCAATCATTGCAATGGCATCTTGGAATGCTTGATAATACCTTTCGACTTCAGCTTTTCTAGCTGGACTATCATCGAATGCACCGGCATCGAGAGCTTCCTTAATAGAATCAGATTTATCCAAATATTCTTTTTCTAAATCTAAGAGGGTGCCTTTATAATCCTCAAGGCTTTGTGTAGCCTTAATAAATTAGAAGAGGGAACGCCTCTTTTAATTAGTAAACTATCTATTATTTTAAGTCGCCTTATATCCTTATTGCTGAAGCAAAGGGCTTGCGGAGACATTCGGTAAAAAACTATAATAATCCCAAGTTATTATAGCTTTGTGTGATATGTACTAAGCAGGGCAGTAGAATAATGTATTCTAAGTTCGTTTCCCTGTTCGCTTCTCGTAGCCTTTCGCCACGGTCACGGACTGTATATTGCAATTCATAATTAATGAACTGTGTCTTGTCAGCCTCTCGCACGATATAACATTTTAAAACCACACTTTTAATTAACATTTATACCGTGTCGGGATTACCATTTTCATATAAAGATACTTAATTGTGATGCACTCACTTGGAGCTTTTGTTGCAGCATCATCAATACCTATATAAATAGGCTTACGGCCTCCCCCGATATTCGACATATTTAGGATGTTTTTCATCCAAGGATTAGTTTGCTCAATGAACGACCATTTTGCAAAACACCCACTATTATTCATAGTAGGGGGTTTGTAACCATGATTATTTAACTTACGTTAGCCCTAATCCTCTGGCACCCAACATACCTCCGCCAATTGTGGCTACAGTACCAAGTGTGCCAAATGTATCTGCTACTTTTGTTGCTGCTTCAAATAACTTTGTTAATAAAGAAATACCATCTTTAACAGCATCAGTATTAATAAATGTCTGCCAGAATTCTTCTCCTGCTGCAGATAAAATATTAATTCGGCCTTCTATTGAATTAATGATTGCTTCATTCTCTTTAAGCGCTGCTCCTTCTGCATTTTTAAGATTATTAATAACAGCCTCTATTTGTTTATAATTCTTAAGAAGAGCGGCTACCGCATTACTTCTTGACTTTCCAGCTATAATCTCTAATGTTGCCGCCTGAGAGGCATCATCTAACCTTTCCCATACAGAACCAATTTCTTGGATTTGTTGAGCAGTAGACTTAAATGTATGGGCATCTAACATAATATCTACACCTGTCAAAGCTACAAGTTTTTCTCTTAATTCCGATGCAGACTTGCAAAGCCCGTCTGTATCTTCACCCATACTTTTAAGCTCTTCCGAGGCACCACGAAGCCTTAAACTCAAAATCTTTAGAGCTGTACCTGTATTTTCATCATTCTGAACTATTTCATCCATTGCTGTGATTAATCCAATACTTTCTTCAAAAGTATTATTCGCTGTTTCAAGAGCAGAAGCAGAACGTTTCATTGCTTCACCTATACCTGAAGCGCTTACAGCATAAGTATTGCCAATCTGATTGTATGAATCAACAATTTTAATACTATCTTCAGCCTGAATATCAAAAGCTCTCATAGCCGTAATAATATCTTCAGTAGCTGTATTAATATCTATACCATCGCCAATATTAACAAATAAAGCAGTATTCTTTGCCAATTCTTCTGCCTGCTCAATATTATAACCAAGACGTAAATAATCAGCCGAAGAATTTAGCAATTCTTTATTTGTACTTGCAATCTCTTTTGCCGAAGCCGCAACGGTTTGAGAAAAATTTTTATAGCTTGCCTCTGTCTCATCAGATACTTTTTTTATCTCAATCATAGCCGTATCCAATTCTTTAACAGTATTGATACCTCTTTTGATATATTCGATAATATCATTAAATCCAAAGTACATACCAATCTGCGAGGCAAGGCCATACCAAGCTTTTTCTTTGATAACATCAAGTGTTTTTTTACCTTCTTGTCCAGTCGCATGAATAGACTGCCTTAATTTATAAAACTGATCTGCAAAACTAGTTACATCTGCTTCAGCGCCTAAGCTTTTAAGACTTAAAATTATACCATTGAGTTCATCCTTAAATTGTTTAGCCATTGCAGAATTTTTTTTCATATAATCAGATATATTGGTAATTAATTTATCACGGGAGATAGCAGCAGAGCCTTTAAACATTTCTTTAGAAGCATCTGATATTGAATTTACAATACTTGAACGGATATTATTTTCATCAATGCCAACATTTATAACTATGTCATTTTTTTTCCCCATTTAATCCTCCTTCGCATTTATTACCGCCATTAATAAAAAAGATAAACTTGAATTAACCTATAAAAGCTCTATGACTTATAATCACAGAGCTTATATTCAGGCTTTTACAAACGCCTTCATAATTTTATTTATCTTTTCATCATCTAGGTTAGATAATTCATTAGAGATATTATCTAATGCGGGTTTTAATGTACTGCTTATAATTGTACTAAAATTGTTTATCTGCCTCGAAATATAATTATGTGTATCATATACATTTATCATTATATCATTTTTTTTCATATCAATAATTGTTTTAAGCTCGTCAATTTCTTTTTCAGGAATTTGCTGCATAATTTTATCTATAAGATTAGCTTGATTTAATAAATCATATTCTTCATAAAAACCTTCAGTTTCTATCTTAAGGTTAGTATAATTTTCAATAACAATGCGGTAAAAAAGCAAATATTGAATAACTGAGTCTACTTTAATATTTCCTGTCTTTTTTCTTTTTATGGTTTCGTCTTTATCAGCAAAGCTTTCATATTCATACATTGAAATATCCATTATTTTCGATGCAAGAGTACTCTTTGTCACAAAACTAAGATAAGGAATTATCTTTAAATTATTTTTTATATAACGTTCCTTAGCATTATCAGAGTCACATTTATTATATTCTTCAACAAATTTTTTTATTGTAATCATATCCATTATTAGTTTCCCTTTCATTCCTTATGTAATTTTTCTTCTTTCTCTGACCGTTTATAATCTTCATAATTTATCCAACCACCAAACTTTTTTACCCATGTTATCCATTTATAATTTACAGTAGGGTAGTGATACCAGAATAACTTTCTCTTCAAAACTGCGATACTATCAGGGCACCACTTTATATCTATTATTTCTTCGCGACCGTCTTTATGGACAATAAAGAAATCAGCTATTTTATTGGCTGAACAGTTTTTCCATCATGTGTAAACTTTGGTTGTAACTCATATGACTTTCGCAGTTCATAACTTATCACATCGCCGCTCTCCGCTGATGGACAAAGAACATCACGATAATATTTCCTTTCTAAGATAGAATAAAATACAATCCCATCGAAGGTACACTTTTATCTTTATCTGCATTAAATTTTGATTTGTTCATTATTCACCGGCTAATTCAAATCATAATTACACCACCGCTTATATAATTCTTTTGTTTTCTCTTTCTCAAAAATCATAACAATAATTTTTCTGTTATTTTTTTCATCTATACTTGTATAAATATCAATAGGGTATACTCCAGAACTTATATAAAAAATTTGCTGCTTTATATTGCAAATTCTATTTACTTCGTTAAGCGTATAATTTTTTGGAATTAAATTTGTTTTTATACTCATGCTTTTTTCCTCTTAATCGTAAAAAAAGGGGGATATAACATTGAATAATTATATCCCCCGTATTGGTTAAATCACTATTCAACATTATTTTTAGTCGCCTTGGACTTCTTATAATAATTCTTTTTACTAATATTTTCTTCCTGTATTTTTGGTTTCTTCTTATATGTTTTTTTCTTGCCGACTGCACTTGTAGAATTTAATTCTACATCGATTTTTTCGATAGTTAATTTATAACTTTGTCCAAAATTTTCTGAATTTGACAAGTCAAGCTTATCCAGTTCTTTTTTGGCTTCAATTGCAGTTAATCTGCCATCTTCAAATTTTGATGTAATATCATAAATATCTTTGCAATTTTCACTGCACCATGCAAAAAGCCATAAAGGTTTATTAGCATCTGACGGACAATGAGGACAGAATTCATATTTTTTACCACATGTCGAACATGTTCTTAATTTTGTATTCAATAAAAAATTCCTCCAATGATTAAGTTCCAATTACCCCTTGTGTTGATTTCAAATAAGTGCGAATAAAGCTACGCAGTTGTTGAATGAATACATAGTTTCAAAATCTCACAAACCAAATATTCATCTTGGAATTTGGCAGAAACCTGTATAAACACAAAAGGAAATAGGGACATGATTAATAAGCGGCATTTTTTATGCCGCCTAAATTAAATATCTTATTCTTCCTCATCAACATAGTAAATTGAGAAAAGTTCCTGCTCTGTCGAACATGGGTTAACCATTATTGCACCTTTATAATCCATCGTCTGTGTATCTCCGCCTTGAAGCGCGATTGTAAATTCAGGCGAAGGCATAAATGCAGGTATATGAATTATAGCTGCACGAAGAACTTCTCTGTCACACTTATCGACTACAAGAGCCTTAAAGAATAACTCATGTGATTTAGCGAATTTGTCACCTGAATTGGTGATTTTAGCACCATTATGAACAGTCTTTTTATATTTAACAATATATCTTACTTCATTAGCATCAGCAGGCGGTGTAAGTACATCACTAGCAGGAGTTGTTGAATCGTCTGCTTCTTTAACTTCATCCGTATGCTGAATTGCAAACTCTGTATCAGATACAGCAGAACCAAGCTTATATTCCTTACCCATTGAGCCTTTAAGTGAAAGGGCATTAACTACAACAGAGCCCTCTACATATCCTGTAATATCAAGCGGCTTTCCGGCATCAACTATTTGAATCATAGGCATAATAATACCATTATCTTCTGTAGCGATTTCAGCCGTAGATGCAGAAAGAGCCTCAACAATAGCAAGATTAAAGAACGCATTTGTAGCTGTGATTTCACCTTTTTTACCTGTATATTTTCTATACACAAGGTTACCGTCTTTGTCTGTAATATCTGTTGAATCTGCTGTAATATCTATAGTTGCTTCTGTAAGCTGTGTAAGCGCATAAAGGGGTGTTCCATTTGCTCTACAGCCATAACCAAACTGAAGACGGTCAACAATTACATCACCTAATTTAAATCCCATAAATTTTCCTCCTTAAAATTTTATAAAAAAAGAGCGTTTAAATATCGCTCATAAAATCGAAAAGTTCTTTTTTTAGTTTTGATGAATCTACAAATCCAGAGTAAGAGCCTTGCAAAGCCGCTGTTGCAGTTTCATATTTCTGTATTCGTTTGACTGAATCCATAAACTGATATATACCAACATCTTTTAGCTCTTGTAGTTTATATTTAAAACCTGAATGGTTTGTACAAGCTGAAATCAAGGACAAAGTATTAGAAGAGCTTTCAGTTGATTTATTTTGTAAATTCATTTTATCTTCTTGAATCATCCAACTTTTAGTTGCTTTACCTTTTGCTTTTTCAATTTTCGGATGGACATTTAATAACTCGCGCAAATATTCAGCAATTTCCATGTACTCATCTTCAGTAAGCAATATATTTTGTGATTTGCTATACAACATAAATTCTTGTTGTTTGTCATCTTTATCTTTTTTATATAATTGAAAATCTTCAAAGCTTATTTTTTTGAAAACTAAACTCAAAATGTCTTTATACTCAACTGACATTGACGGCATTAAATATGAAAAAACTTCTATGTCCTTGACTTTATTCCAATCTATATTATGTTCCCACAAAAATAATCTAATTGAAGTTGCATTATAAAGAAAAGGGGATAGGGCTCTATAAAAATCTTCTTCTCCAAAAAAAAGAATATCTCCTATTGTAGGCTGGGAAATAGTAATTTTATTAACAGTATAATCTTCACCAAAAAGCATTTTTAATTTATCAAAATGATATACCTGCTTATTTTCTTGTATGTTGCTCTCAATTATTTTATTTTGCAGTTCATCAAGTGTATTTAAAGCGTTCGCAGTATCACCTTCTTATTATACAACTATTAGTTGTATTTTTACAACCATAAGGCGTATTATGTATTCCATTAGTATCCACGACTTGAAATACAAGTGTTCTAGTAAGATAATTTGTATCGGTTACGGCTTCCTTTGATGATATAAGCTTGGCCTGCGCCCCAAATATATTCGACCAATTAAATCTCTCGCGAATAATTGAAGCAATCAAATCATGACGCGGAATACCAGTTAATTTATCCATACGGTCATTGCCATGAACAAAAACTGTAAAAACTATGTTCGTATATTTTAACAAGCTGTTTTGTTTTGGTATTTCATCAAACATTACTTGATAGCATATATAATGTCTTACCTTATCTTGAGCATCTGGAATAAATAAAAAAGGGCGGATATTTGAATTACTTCCAAAATATCTATCCCATTCACCCAAAGGTTCATGCGTTTCTAAGTCCCAATTTATATCTCCGCTTTCATTAAATAATTCTGTTTCTAACTCCTTTTCATTCAGCGCATATAACAAACATGGATTAGACAGAAGAGCATTCTTGATTTTTTCTTTGTACTGAATGTTTTCATCATCAGGGGTTATATTATATGCGCGAAGCTTATTTAACAAATCGTCTTTCGTTACTAAATTCTCTGTCATATAACATCTCCTAATCCGTTAATTCTAATTTCTTCCGATTAAATGAATTTGTCATTTCTTGCTATGATACACTTAATTAACAAAACTTTACCAAGCAGAACAGTTTCATTGGGAAATTTTATTTTTACTTGATTAAATTTTGTTCCATTTTTCAGGGTGCTTTGAAACACCGGCCATCTTAGTAACATCAAAAGATTATTTTATTTTTTAATACAGCATAATAGTTGTAAATAAGCACGCTATATTTATCTTTACACAACTTTTTTTACTTTATAAAATCATTCATCAATGAGAATTTATGTCTGATAAATAAGGAAGCCGTAATTGTATTTTTAGATAGTAACCCTTGATAATCTTGGACCATTTATTTTCCATATCAGTACGTTCAATAAGAGTATCGGCATCATAAAATTTTAGAATTACCTTTATTTTTTAGCAGTATTGAAATGTCTTTCTGTTATATTTGCCTCTCTATACTGTTTCAAAGCAGTTAAATTTTCTCTGCTTTCAACCATATAGTGTTTTTTATAATGGCTGTGAGTACAAATAAAATTATCAATTGATAAAACCTTACCAAGAGCTTTATATTCTGTTCCTGTAATAGGTATTATAGTAAATACCACCTTTCTTTAAAATTCCCTGCTTAGGGTTGAATAAGAAGGAACAAAGTAAATGATAAAATTATTTGCTGCAACATATAAACTAATACATTCATATTGCATCAAAAATGTGTCATTTGCTTCTTTCCTCATTAGTTTACTTAAGGATTTTTTGCAAAGCCAGTAAAATCAAGGGGTTCGGGGACTAGAACCCCGCTCGTTATGTTCAAAAAACGCTGATTTTTAACAATTTTTTGAGAAGCACTTTAATAAATTGTCTGGGTTTACGTCATATAAAACTTTTATTAACAAGGATTTGTTTTTGCTTAATTTAGTTGATATTTGTTTGGAAACTGAACAGATATTAGGAGTTATCATAAACGCCCTGTCAATAAGCCAAGAAAACAGTCCTAAATAATTACTTGATATTTTTACTCTTTTAATGCTTTCTATTAAGTCATCAAAATCTTTTCGCAGCAATAAATAATCATCTTCATGATTATCAATAGTCCTTGTATTATCCTTGTATATTTCAAGAGAATATTTTGAGATTAATTCTTCAACCTTTTTGCAGGTTCGTATATTATTATTCAAAGCATATTTTACAAAAAATTGATTCATAGGCAGAGTAGTGTCATGACTACGAAATTTGGGAAAACTTAAATTATATAAATAATTCATAGGGCAATGTAGGTCATAATTTATATCTTCTTTATTAAAATCTTTTTTAATTATACTCCAAAATGCGGGATATTTATTTTTATGTATATCCATATCTTTTTTTATTCTTTTTATTTCTTGTGTAATATCTATATCAAAACGCCTTTTAGCATTGTCTATAGCTGCCTGTGCAATTACACTTAAAATACATACATAGTCGTTATATTTTTCATCTGGAAAATTACACATATATGTCTGAGCTATTTGGGCCAAGTTGCTGGCTTCACCTATATCCACTTGAGATTTAGCTAAACTATTATCTATTGTAGCATAATCATTTAATGTATTATCATATACATTCTTTTCTTTAGGTATATTATTCACGATAGTTGGGTAGTGTTTATAACAATATTTTGCATGAGCTACAATGTCTGCTTGATTTGTTGTATATCCAAAATCTGAATCCATATCCATACCATTACTTCGGTCTTGAGCATCGGTACCAATCATATTAATAGCAATACATTGGCAGCCAAGATTAAAATATTTTTCAAAATTTTTATGATATACATTATGTAAATAAGTTAAGTTATTTTTACTGTTAAAGGGACTTCGGAAAAAAGCTAAATACTCGTCATTTTTAAACTTTTGTGTAAAACACTGAATAGTATCTTTTTCGGCAAAGAATGTATCATCTGTATCAACGGAGTTCTCGTCACCTGTAGCTGCATATAACAACATAGCGTATGGTGAGCCAACAACGGTTAAATTATCTGCATTTTGAAGGAGCTTACCATTTTTTATATTTAAAATATAAGTTTTGATAATTGCTTTTTTTCGTTCTCTGAAATATGAGCTTCTTATAAAATCTGGATTTTGATTACATAAAGCAACTAAAACTTCGTAATCATTTGCAAAATTCTTATTTTTTTCCAAATACTTTATAAATTCTGTATTATCCTTTTTTAATTTATGAACATAATCAACACTGTTTTTTGCAGCGCTATCCATAATTTTTTCATCTAAGGAATTAACCATTTGATAACTCATTTTCTGAACTTCGCCTAACTTACTTTTATGAGCTGTTTTTACAATGCCAAATTGGCAGTCGTTAGCATAAACCCATTTACACCAATAGTCATATGATTTATTAAATTTTAACCACTTCATTGAGTTATCAGTTGTAATAAGTTCTATATCTTTTACATAATGCTCATTGCCAAACATATCTTTAACTGTTGCGGTATAATAATCTTTTCCAAAATAGTCTCTAAAGAATTTTTGTATATTTGTATTAAAAGCAGCCATCTTGCAAAAATGATGTCTCAAGAGAATATAACCGTTCCCCCAAGAAGGGAATATACTGCTGTCAATTAATGCCTGTCCATCGAATATTGTATTTTTCAGCGTGTAGTCTTTAATATATTTAGCAAAACAGTGCTTGCTTTCATCTGTTTCAACACTGACAACATTTGTGTTAAAGGTTTTGTTTATATCTTTTAAAATTAAAATATTTTTGGGATTTATTTTAATTTTATCAACAATACCACTGGATATAAGAGGGGCATATGCACTAATCTCAACAATTGGAGCATTGTGTTTAGGAAGGCTTATACCCATGCGCAGGAATTTGACAGCACGTTTATATAGCCGGTCACAGATAAACATACACGCTCCTTTTTTTGCTTTGCCTGTACTCCTATATAACATTTTATAGTGTATTTTTTCTCTTTTTAAAATTTGGCCGTTTTTCTTTTTTGTAATATATTCAATAATAACTCCGTCATTATAAAATATTTTTCGTATATCATCTTTCGAGTGTTTTATATAGCTTTTTTTATATGCTTCTTGAATAAGCTTAGAAATTTTAAACCGCTTATTTCTTTTTTGCTGAATTTGATTTTTATATTTGAACGATTTAGCTATTTTATATTCTAATCTAGCTTGCTTTGCCAGTTTTTTTAAATGAGTTATTTCTTCTTCAAATGAACGAGTTCCATAATTAAATTCAAAACAAACGATGTCTCTGGTTGATTCATTGTTCCAAATTTTTAAACCATTTTCTTTTAAAAAATCAGAAAATAGACTATTAGTAAGCATTGCATCTTTATATTCATAATGGTCGCGGATATTATTGTTATATTCATATAATGTACTAGCTTCAATATTCTTTATCTTTATTCCGTATTCACTCAAATATTTCACCTATCTCATTATTAAATTTTTTTAAATCGCTAACAGCTAAAGTCACCAGCATACTCAGCATTAACTTTAAAAGTCTTTAAACCCCACCAACAATCAAAATGTATATATGTATTATCCAGCTTTATGTAATCTTCTTTTTGATAAATTGCTTTGCCGCAATAAGGACAGTTGCCAACACTTAAGTTTAATAATTGGTTTTTATAAAAGGGGCAATCAACTCTGTTATTTATCAACCGTTTCACTTCCCCACTCATTTAAAACTTCACTGCCTATATCAAAGCATTGCTGTTGATATTCAAACCGAGAGATATATTTATCAAACAATTTTTTGTTAAAACATTTTTCAATAAAATTACTAATATGTTTTATTATTTCACCTTTATCAATATCAGATAATACCATATCTTCAACTTCATCAATTAAATCAAAGATTGGTATATCTTTTCTGTTTAAGTAAAGTGTTAATGTATTTTTATCTTTATCCCGTTTTATTAATCCCATAACAGAATAGTTGTCTGCTATTGGAACTAATATTGCATGTCCTAAATTAATATATTTCATTATTCTCTGCCCCCTTTATTTCTCTTAATCAGATAATAGTTTTTTTGTCCGCTACTACATGCAGCATTAAAATTTTCTGCAAATGCGATGCGTTTAGCCCATTTTGATTCCTTTTCTACTTTAGTTTTTTTACCATCCCAACCGATATTGTAATCAGAGTCATATATAAGACCGCCAAAATAACAGTGCGACTTTTCAAAATCTATATAAAAACTTTTATAATCATATGGTTCATTTATATCTTCTTTCATTAAGTTCAATCCTTTCATGTATTTGTGTATTCATTGGCATCATACTCCTTAGAAAAATGTATTTCCTATATAAATATTCTCCATTGGGGGTACAGGTATAAATACGTTCTCTTTATTATTGACGTGCCCTAAGGCTTGCGCGAGGGGTTTAACGAATTGTATAACTGGCTAACCTTTTTAGTGCCAATTCAATTTCTTGCTGATAGCCTTCTTTATTTAGAACATAGATGTTGGGTAGGTTTTGTGCTGATTTTGTTTTTTTAAACTGTATACTTTCTACTTCTCTTTTTATAAGCAAAGCATCATATGTACCAGTAGAGTGGGTTAAATATTTTAGGCACTGTTCAATTGTACTTTTTGACATGGACAATTCTTTTGACATGTTATTTATGCTTTTGAAAAATGCTTCCGGGTAATCTATTGCATTTTTTGTTCCGTCTTTGCTTCGCTTTCCTATGTACGAGTTAATATATAAAAAAGTCATAAGTATGGCTTCTTTATTCAGTGAACTGTCTGCCATTGAAATAAAATTAAATTGTGATGATGTAAGTTTTGTAAATTTTTCAGTACAGTCAAAATTGTTTGGTATTATTTTAATTTCAATTCCTGTATCATAAGAAATAGAATTTAAGTCTTGCAAAACCTCAATCATTTTGTTGTCAATCATATATTTAAGCACATCTAATATTTCTTCAACTGCTTTAGGTTTATGTTTATAAGTTTTATAGCCATAGAAATTTAGTATTTTACGAATGGTAATCCAGCTATAGTCTTCGTATGAACGGTACTTGTCAATGAGAATATAGGTAATATAAAACTTTCTATTTATGCCATACTTTGTCTTTATATTTTTTTGAATATAAGAATTTGGAAATCTTGTAAAATATTCTGTTTTACTAATATAAAACTCCTCCTTACTCTTAATTTATAAGAGATTGATAAAATAGATTTTGATTATTACATAATTTAATAAAAAGGGGGTGGTTCAGCAAATGAGGTTTTAACCTCGCCAAAATGTCAAAAGGTGGTTCAGCAAACGAGGTTTTAATCTCATTTACTGTACACAAATAAGATAGAATCCTTTAAATAAGACAGACTATATATATTTATAAATATATATAACTCGCTTACGCTCGTTGGTACATAGGAAAGATAGTAATAACTTAAATGATTTATTTTTTGCTTGACTTATAATAAGTACTTCTCTATTTATAACGGATTTTTTATTTCATAGATAATTGTTATAATGCCGTAGGCGTATTTACTTTCTACAGGATATTGAAAGAGCATGGAGGCTATCAATTAGCTCAGATTGTTCAAAATTGATTTTTAAAAAAACAAAAATTATATATAGTAATCATTCGGCACTTAAAACAGTGCTGTTTTTTATATCTAAAATTAAAAAAAGGGAGAAATAAATAGTGGTATGGCAAGACGGCTTAATAAAGAACTTAGTATTAAATAGGAGGTAAATAAAAATGAATAATGTAATTTTACGGATCGGAAATTATACTCTCATAGATAGAGAATATGAATATGTTGTAGCTTGTAATTATGATAAGAAAAGGCTAGAGAATCAACAGTGGGATAATGGGATATATTTTACCCATTTTAATAGAAACGAATTAGAGAAAACGCGAATGCTATCAAGAGCAATTGAATGTTTTAGAAAAAAAGTTGACGAAGAATATATCTCAAGAAGTAGATTAGAAGAAATTGCTACAAATGTTTTGCAAGAATATGCTGATAATGATAGAGATATTGCAATAGAGTATTATAAAAACGAATTAGAGTTAACGGAGTTTGAGTATAAATATTTTGGGGTTAATACAGAAAATAAGGACAAATAAATGATGATAAACTTGAACAATCAGGATTTTACAATAAATAAGTAGTAAATAACAATATTAATCTTAACCACAGAAAGTAGTATTCGTTAAGAAAATAGAGGTGATAATATGAAACATTTTACATGGCAGACTATTGAATATATAGATGGCAGCAACCCATATATCTGTAAAACAGAAAGAGAATTTAAAAGAATAAAAGAAAAATACACTCTAAGAAAAACTGGTGATAATCATTGGATAGCTATTGAAGATATTTATTATTTAGTATATGGATTTGTAGACAAAAATAAGAATGCTACTTTTGTAAAAAGATATAAAACAAGGTCAAGTGCTATGAGCGTAATACAGAATATGTTAAAAGAAGATAAATTTAAGCAGATTGTATTAAAAATTGAAAAAAGATATTTGAACAAGAATAATAATTGGGATTTTTCTTCTATCGAACCAGAACCCCATCTATAAACCGACTCAGGTGGGCTCTTTTGTTTGGCAGATTTTGTCGAAAGATATATAAACATAAACTAACACTGTTAATTCTGTTATAACAATCTTATCCAATTGACCGTAAAATCCCTTGCGCAAGCCATAGGGAGTATCAAAAATCTAATTAAAATTGGCCGCAATAAGCGACCTTTTTTATTGTTTCATTACCGTATCCAGCTATCATCAAACTTATCAATAACCTTGCCCATACAATAAACGCTATCAAATTCTCCAAGCTGAATATTTTCATATTCGGGATTTAATGAAATAAGCTCATGTTCACCTCTTTTTTTAATATAGCCACAGTTATTTACGACAAAAAGGCCTATTTCGCCTACATCTATATCAGGCATTTTTTGTAAAAGAACTTTGTCGCCGTCAGAGAATTTTGGTAGCATACTGTCGCCGGAGATTTGCACTATAGCATCAGCACGAGCGGTAGAGCGGTTAAATACAACATCAATCATCTCACTAGCATCATCTGAAAGTTCATAACCAGTACCTGCTGAAGCCTTCTCTAGCATAAAAGGAAGTTGGATGATATTATCGTTTTCTTCCGGCAGCTCTTTAACAGCAGTAGAGCGTAAATATTCTTTTTCTAACACAAAATCGACCATTTCTTTACCATGAGAATCAAGTTTGTCATATGATAAAATTAACTTTTTATGTTTTGGAGTCAAGGTGATTTCAAATGGCGTTGTATCAATAGGTTCAAAAGTTTTTATATCAATATTAAGAAGGTCACATATTTTAATAACTTTTTCAATTGCCATTCCTTCTATTCCTCTATTAAATGCACTTGACAAAGTTGAACTCGGTATACCTGAGTAATCAGAAAATTCCTTTAAAGTTTTATACTTACTCAAGATAATAGCTTTTAATTTATCAGATTTATTCATGTGACTAACCTCCTTAAACGTAGTATATCATTAGTTAAAACAAAAATCAATAAAATATTCGAAATATAGAAAATAGTATTAGGAAAGTATTGACTATATACGAAATATCGGATAAAATTAATTTACAAACGAAATATAGAACAGAATTGATTTAAAAACGAAATGATGAATAAAAATAAGGCTAAATAATTTAAAAGCAGAGATTATAAGAAGAGGTATCAAGAGCCAGATGGCAGTGTTCAGATAACAAAGACCATAAAGGTTGAAAGAAAAAGGCAAGTTACTTTGCAAATTTTTTTGTTTTCAGAGCACAACAAAGGATTTAAGAGATTTGGAATTCAAACCGAACAAGGGAGTGATACAATGTGAGCGAACCTAAAAAAGGCCCAGTGAAAAACGCTGAGACCTTTTATAAAAGAGCATTGGACAACCATTTATCAGATGTAACAACAATTGTAGCCCGTATATTGCCAGATTTAAAGAGGTAAAAGACTATTTGGCAATTCTGTCCATACGTCGCTCATGAATGCTAAGTTCCTCCCATATGAATTTAACATCTAGCTTGACATCATCCATATCTTTCTGAAGACTGTCGACCTTAGCTTCAAGAGACTTTTGACCTTGTTTAAGCTCGGCTACATCAGATTTAAGGTTAGATACATCGGACTTAAGCTCGGCTACATCAGATTTAAGCTCGGCTACATCAGATTTAAGCTCGGCTACATCAGATTTAAGGTTAGATACATCGGACTTGAGGTCAGATACATCAGACTGCATTTGGGTTAAAATAGCAAGAATTTTTTCTTCGTTTGACATAATTTTCCTCCCTAAAAGTTTGTTGCGTTCGTTAATAAGCTTAGGACAGTTGAAATACGGGGCTTTCATACCATTTGCAATACTGCGTTTCATTTGGGCCTCGCACTCAGGGTCACATACAGGACAAAAATCAGGCAAGACAAACACCTCCATTTATAATTATGATAGCAGAAAACAAATTATTAGTCAAAGGGTAAACAGGGAACGAGGGCAAGAAATGTTAAATATAGCCTACCAAGAAGTAGGCATAACATAGCAGTGATGGGTAAAATTGAATGAAGAGAGGAGTAAGAAAATGGGTACATATTTAGATTTTTATTGTAGCGACAATAACAGAGAACTTAAAAAAATAGTAAATCCTATTTTAATGAAGCAGTTTGGTTGGATACCACAAAAGGATTATGATGATTTTTATGGGAAGATGAGTGATGTAGTATTTGATTGTGAAAAGCATTTTAGCAGTGAAAAAATAAAAAATAAAAATTTCAAAAGTTTTTTAACTGCATGTATAAGAAACAAAATAAAAAGTCAGGTAACTTATATGCACAGAAATAAACGTTGTATGAAAGATGAAAATGGAAATCCTATTTATGACATTTCTATTGACGCGCCAATAGATGATGAGAGCAATTCTATTTTTGAAGAATATTTACGGTCTGACTGTAACATAGAAAGAGAATTAATTGATACTGTAAATAGTGAAAAAATTGAAAGATGCTTAAATTTATTACCTAAGATAGAACGCATAATTTTAACAATGTTAATGGAAGGTGATCCAATATTTGAAATAAAAGAGAAATTAAATATAAGTGATAAAAAATTTAATGAATATATGGAATCAATTCGTGAAAATAAAAATATTTTATCACTCAATGGTAAAGATTCAAAGAAGAAATATAAGGAAATGGAGGACTTAGAGATGATAGAAAATAAAGATATGACCGTTAAAGATGTTATGGAGTTAGACACTACAGATAGCTATAGAATGGACAAAAACACTTTAGGTTCTCTTTTAGATGATATGGAAGATGAGCTTTCATCTACATATATAAATTGTAACTATATAACTCAAAGACAACCATTTTTGTGGAAGGAGGAACAGATTAATAAATATTATTCACGAATATTGAACAACCAACCTATACCAGAAATTGTTATTTGTGAGCAAATTGTAAATGGAGAAAAAATATCATATTTAATAGACGGGCTTCAAAGACTGTCGTATGCGAAAGTGTTTAGGAAAAATCTTATACCAATAAAAGCGAAAGGTACAGAGTTTGCAAATGTAAAGTACAAAAAAAGAGTAGTAGATGAAAACGGAAATGTAAAAACAGTAGAAGCAGTTTTTAATATTATTGGAAAGTACTATAAGGATTTACCTGAGTTTTTACAAAAGAGATTCAATAATTTTAATATTTCAATTACAAGATTTTTTAATTGTACTCCTGAAATGATTGATTATCATATTAGAAATTATAATAATCATGTTACGATGAACAAGGCTCAACATGGTATTACTAATATTTCTAATAAGACAGCAACAGATATTAAAAATCTTTCATACAACCATAGCTTTTTCAAGGATAATGTAAAAACAACGAGAAAGAATAAGAAAGATGGATCATGGGATGAAGTCGTAGCGAGAACAATTATGACAATGAATTTTCTTGAAGATTGGAAAAAAGAGATAAAGGACATCTTTATATATATTGATAAAAATGCAACAGATGAACATTACAAAAGACTTGAAGAGAATTTAGATAGATTATCAACTGTTGCTAATGATACAATAAAAAACTTATTCACTACAACTAATACATGTATTTGGCTAACTGTATATGATAAGTTTAGAATGCTTGGACTTGAAGACGTTAAATTCATTGAGTTTATGAAAGCATACGATGAAACTTTACGTTATAGAGAAGTTAATAATGTGGTATTTGATAATATCTATAAAGATAAAAATACTAGAGATAAAAAAATAGTTGTTGCAAAAATAAATGGATTAATTGCTCTTATGTGCGGATATTTTGATGTAGATAAAAAGCTAACTGAAAATTTAGAGGTTTTAAAATTTATAAAAGAAAATGTTAGTGAAGATACAACGGAGGAGGATTTAGCGGAGTATTTGGAGTTTTATGAAAATGACTTAAAGATTGAAGTAGATAATACTTCTAGGTTATTAGAAAATGCTAATAATTCTTCAATGCTGGCATTAATTGCATATATTATGAATTCAAGTATAAGTATTGGAACTTTTAAGAATTGGTTAGTAGATTTCTTTAAAAGAAATAATACATACGAGCTCAATCAGAAAAGAAATTACAATTTAATGGTAGACAGCCTTAACAGCTATATAAGCAGTGATGTAGCTTAAACCGCTAAAGATTTACACATATTGGCAAAAACACTACTGTAGGAGAGAAAAAAGAAAAAACTAGAAAACTGCAATAGAGTAAGAAGGTTATTCATAACCCCGCAAGGGCTTACAATTATTAGTAAAAACACTGCTGTAGGCGAGAAAAAAGAAGAAATTGGAAAAGTATAAACAACAAGAGGGCCATTCTTAAAACCCTGAATGATTAACAATTATTGGCAAAAACACTTCTAAAGGCGAGAAAAAAGAAAAAACTGGAAAAGCATAAACAACAAGAAGCCATTCGTAAAACCCTGAATGATTAACAATTATTGGCAAAAACACTTCTAAAGGCGAGAAAAAAGAAGAAAATAGAAAAAATGGAAAGGATAAGAGGGCTTTGACGCTTGGAAGAAAATCAATGAAACCCTCAAAGATGGGGCAAGCGTATTTATAAGAAATTAATTAAAGGATAAATCAATCATTTTGTTAGTATAGATTTCACATAGAGTTACTTTATGTCCCAGTCAAAAGACTGTTTATTATAAATTTTAGTTCTATTACAAGGAGGAAATTGACTTAATGGCGGAAGTAAAGAAGAAAGGAAGATTATTTGATTTACCTGAAACAAAAGGGTCATTTCAATTAACAGGTATTGTTAATGGCGTAGAAAAGGAAAATTTCTATAAAGAAATTAAGACCAAAAGCAATAAAAACATGAGAATGATTAGCTTTGGGGTTAATTATCAGGAAAACAGCACACTCTATGTTAATTTACAGGGAATGGAACAGGAAAACGTATATTTTTCAAAGCAGGCAAAAAATAAGGGCGATAAACCGGAAACAGTAAAAATTCCTTGGGCAGACAGATTTTCTTATAACCGTGAGGGATTTACACTTATTGGTAAAAACATTGCTATAGGCAAGAAAAAAGATGAAACTGGAAAAATTGTAAATAATAAGAAGGTTATGACAGACTTTGATGCTTGCAAGGAAATCAATGAAAACCTCAAAGATGGAGCAAGTGTATTTATAAGAGGCAATATTAATTATAGCAGCTTTTTTGATAATAACGGCAATAAAAAGACTTCTGTAAAGTTAGTTCCCAATCAGATTTCACTTTGCAGCGATGTGGATTTCAATGATGATAAATATGTGCAGAAAAATGATTTTAATCAAGTTATTGTTTTTATAAAAATAGATCAGGAAAAAGAAAATGATAAACCTACAGGTAGATTTATAGTATTAGCTAAAATTATTACATATAACAATATTGAAGATGCTGAGTTTATTATTAAAGACAAGGATTTAGCCAATAAATTTAGAAAGTCATTGAACCCTTATAATGCAATTAAAGTAAGTGGGCACATGGTCTCTTATACACAAACCGAAACTGTTATAGATGAGGATAATTGGGGCGAAGAAGATGCAATTGAAAAGGTTTTTGCTCCTGCTAAGAGAGAGTTTGTTATAACCGGAGCTAAAGGCTCTACAATTGATAGGGAACTTTACACAGAAGAAAATATTGCTGAAGCAATGGCTAAAATCAATCAGGCAAATAAAGCAGAAAATGATTTTGGTGACAACAGTGATGAATGGGGCGAGCTTACAGGAATGGACATAGATGATGATTCTGCATGGAGCTAAGTAGTAATTTTTTATATAAAAGGTGAGTGAATGAGATATAGAAAAGACAATAAGGAATTACATAGAAAATGCAGTTATTGCGGGGAATACTTTTACATAAGCAATGAGAATATTAATGATGCAATTTACTATGATAAAAAAACATATCATAGTAGTTGTTTTATTAATATTTGTAAAAAGCGTTCTCAAATGAAAAGAGAAGATGTATCTCAAAAATGGATATTGATTTCAAATAATTTAGAATCAATTAAACAGGATAGCTGCAAACATTTTAAAACTACGATTATTAAAGAAGATATTTTTAAATTTATAAAGGATACTTATGATATAATTCTTATTCCAACAACTGTATGGCAAAAATTAAACAATATTTATAATGGCACATTTAAAGGAATGTTTTATGGAATACCACCTGAGCACTTACTTGATATGTGGAAAAGAAAGCTTGATATGTTGAATGGTATTGCAAATAGAAATAATACAATAGGTAAAACTATGGATACAGAACAACGTATTAACTACGACTTGTCAATATTAGTTAATAAATATGATAGTTATTTGAAATGGCTTGAAAAACAAAAAATATTAGATATAGATAAAGGAATAGAAAGGAATGAAAATATTGTCAGCAAAACTATGGGGCATACTGCTCATAGAACAGTAAATGATAACTCGGATGATATTTCTAGTTTGGTTGATGATATTTTTGGATAATTGGAGGTGATAAAATAACTTGGAAGAATTATTGAAAGACACAAATGTGTCAGCAGAGATTTGCTTAGTTGGTTCTTTTTTTAATTCACCGGACCTTCTTGTTAATTATGGGAAGTTTATGAGAAGTAAATATGATTTTTCAGATTCCGCAGTTAAATTTTTTTATGATAGTTTTGAAACTTATTATTTAACTTTTTCCCAAACAGTAGATGAAATGAAAATGAACGTATTTATGAGTCAAAATCCAGAGCGTTTAAAGACTTATAAACAATATAAAGGTTGGAAAACCATTCAGCAATATATGAATATTGCAGATGAAAATGACTGTAAAAATTATTTTGATACAGTAAAGAAATATTCTTTAGTAAGAGAATATGGAAGAAATGGTTTCCCTATTGAAAAGATATTGGCACATAAAAATTTTGATAAAATGTCTCCAAATGATATATATAGAATTATCCGTACAAAAGCAGACAAGATACATACAGTTATAAATGCAGGGGAAGAGGCAGTAGAACTTACAGATAACAATACTGCGCGAATTGATAAATATCTTGAAAAACCTAATTTCGGTTTGCCTTTTCCTTGGTATATGTATAATGAATATTTTCTAGGAATGAGAGATACAAAGCTGCTATTCGAGGGCTTTTTGTCTAATGAGGGTAAAACAAGAAAATTGGTATTGCTGGCAGCATATGTTGCGCTTGTACAAAATGAGAATTTCCTTCTTATGAGTAATGAAATGGATGAAGAAGATTTGCGGAGCTGTTTAATTACAACTGTTATAAACAATAAGGAGTTCCAGGAGCTGCACGGTATTGTACTCGAAAAACCAGAGAAGGAAATTGTTCTTGGTGTATATCACGATAAAAAAGGAGAAATTATAAGAAGAAAGATAGATGATTTTGGTATCTATATTGAATCTAACGAAGACTATATCAAAAGAGTTCAGTCAGAATCAGATGAATATTGGCAAGTAAAAGCTGTGACAGAATGGATTGACAGCGCTGACCGCAAAGGAAAAGTTTTGTTCAAAGATGTCGGCAATGATTATAGACCAGAACAGATTGAGTTTGAATTGCGTAAAGCCAAAATGGTTCAAAATATTAAATATTATGGCTATGATACGTTAAAAGGTTATAACACAGATGACTGGTCTCAGATAAAACAATTTGCAACTAGGCTTAAAGAATTAACAAAGGAACTAAGAATGAGTGGGTATGTAGTATTTCAGTTAAGTGATGATACTGTGTTTACAGATATTTTTAGTCTTAGCAGTAATAATATTGCAAATGCAAAACAAATAAAACATGTTGCTGATATTTTGAATATTGGAAAGAGACTTAACAAAGATGAGTATCATAAGTTTCAAATGGTTGTAGAAAATGATAGTTGGGGAGAGCCGGTTGTAGAAGATTTAGACTTAAAGAAACAGTATTTTTGTATTAAGCCAGATAAAAATAGGTCTGGCAGTAAAGACAAAGTTATGTTATTTGAGATAGATCTAAATCTAAATATTTGGAGAAACGTAGGATATATTGTTAAAAGAAATTAAAAGCTTAAAGAGTAAAAGGAAGGTGGCAGCTTGGATGTTAAAGAATTAAAGAATTACATATATGAAAATAAATATGCAGAACAAATATTAGAATCCATTGGCTGCCACCACATTAAATATCACATTTCAAATTCTTATTGGTCTTGTGCAAATGCTGACGGCGATAATAATGGAGCTGTAGTTTTATATAACAATGAATATTTAATGTGTTTGAACTACACACGACAAATGACTAAGGATAATCGAAAAACAGATATTATTGACTTGGTATGTTATACAAAGGATTTAACTTTCCCCGAAGGATTAAAGTTTATATGTGAAGAAATAGGAATATCATATTATCATGATTTTGAAGAAGATATACCGGAAAGCTTTAAAATATTGAAAATGATTAACGAAATGAATTCCAATATTTTAGAGGAAAAAGAAAAGCCATTAAAACCTATTAGTGAATGTATTCTTTCATATTATAAAAAATATGTAAATGATTTATTTTACGAAGACAATATAGATTATTCTACGCAGCAAGAGTTTGAAATTGGATTTGATGAAGAAAGTAATAGATATACGATACCAATTCGGTCCGAGCTGGGCGACCTTATAGGAGTAAAAGGAAGGTATTTTTATAGACAAGTTCCAGATAATGAAAATAAATATATATATCTTGAGCCTTGTGCAAAATCGAAAATTTTATATGGACTCTATAAAACGATTGAGCATATTAAAGCAAAAAATTGTATTTATATTTTTGAAGCAGAAAAGGCTGTATTACAATTATGGAATTATGGTTACAAAAATTGTATATCTACAGGCGGCAAGGAGTTATCCCAGTATCAAATTGATATGATATTTAGAATCGGAGTGCAAATCGTATTTTGTTTTGACAAAGATGTTACTAAAGAAGAATTAGAGAAATTAGCAAATAGATTTCCTGACGGAATTTCGCTTTATTATATGTTTGATGAAAATAATATTTTAAAGGAACATGAATCACCCTCAGATGACCCTGTAAAATGGAAATATATGATTGATAATAATATTTATAAACTGAGATAGAATTATCATAAAATTATTAAAAGGAGTATATGAACCTTCTACAAATATAACGTAAATAATTATTATCGAGGATAACAGCATGATAAATCTATTGGGAGGTATAATTGTGGCATATTCGAGCTTACATAATCATGATTATTATTCTTTATTAGATGGATATGGCAGTCCGCGGGAAATGTTGGACAGAGCAAAAGAAATTGGCCTAAAGGCTTATGCCACAACAAACCATGGAAATGCCTATGCACATATATATTATGACCTTATCAAAAAAGAATACCCTGAAATTAAAATGATTTATGGCTGTGAGCTGTATGAATGTGAAAATATTGAAATAAGGGATAAAGATAATAAATACTTTCATCTTATTTGCCTGATAAGAAATGAACAAGGCAGAAAAGACTTAAATAAGGTAATTACAAAAAGCAATTTTGAGGGTTTTTACTTTAAACCGCGATGTACAATTGAAGATTTAAAACCCTACGCAGAAAATTTTGTAATATCTTCAGCTTGTTTAGCAAGTAAATTAGCAAGGGAAACAGATTTTGAAAAATGTGTTGAATATGTTAATGAATATAGAAAAATATTTCCCCATTTTTTCCTTGAAATGCAATCCCATAGTCATAATGAGCAATGCCTTTATAATCAAAAAATTTTGGAACTGTCCAAAAGGACAAATACCCCATTTATTATAACTACAGATAGTCATGCACCAAAAAAAGAAGATTTATACTACCAAGATAAACTTATTCAAATTGGCAGAAAAAGTGTTAATAATGACAAAAATGCTATTGAAAACAGTGAAGTATATGAAGGCTGCTATATGCAAACCGAAGATGAAATTCATGAATGTATGGATTGCCAGATTGGTTACGATAATGTTTGCATTGGACTAGCTAATACAAATACAGTTGCTGACTTAATTAATGAAGTGAATATGCCATTCCAATCCCCGCAGCTGCCCACATTTCCTCTTCCAGAAGGATTTCAGAATAATTATGAGTTTTTATGGCATTTAGCCAAGAAGGGCTGGTATGACAGAGGCTTTGACAAATTAAGTAAAGCTGAACAGAAGGTAAGAAAAGATAGACTCAACTATGAAATGGAGATTATTCATTCAATGGGATTTGACGGATATTTTTTGTTTGTGTGGGATTTTATTAAAGCTGCAAAGAAATTTAATATTGAAGTTGGAAAAGGTCGTGGGAGTGCAGCTGGTTCACTAGTGTGTTATTGTTGCCATATTACTGATATTGACCCAATTAAATATAACTTAATTTTTGAACGTTTTCTTAATCCTGAACGAGTGGGCTTGCCGGACATTGATACCGATGTAGGAGATAGAGATACAATAATTAATTATTTAGTTGATAAATATGGCAAAGATAGAGTATGTCAGATTATAAATTATTCGTATATTACCCCATGTGTTGCCATTATGGATGCCGGTAAAATACTTGGCTTTCCATATGAGCAAATGCAAAAGCTTTCACAAAAGTTTACCTATGACAAATGGGATGACTGTATAAACCCAACACTTGACAATCCCCAGTATACAGAATTATTTGATATTGCAGAACATCTTAGCGGAAGAGTTAAAACAGTTTCTATTCATGCAGGTGGCATTGGTATTGTTGATACGAATATCAATGATTATATGCCTATGAAAATAGGAACTAATGGGGAACATGTTATTCAAGTCGATAAACATTACATAGAGGACATCGGGATTGTAAAATTCGATTTGCTTGGTGTAGCTACGTTAAATTTAATTAAGGAAATAAAAGATGATTTAAACTTAAATTCTTGGGACTATGATATTAATAATCCTGAATTTGAAAAAGACCGTTTAACATATGAATTGTTAGCAAGCGGTAAAACAAATGGGATATTTCAAGTTGAATCTGCCGGAATGAAAGAGCTGCTTGTTAAATTAAAGCCCAAATTAGAACAATTAGATTTTGAAGTCATTTCAGTTATTTTAGCATTATATAGACCAGATAGTATGGGTGCGCTTGATGAATATGTTGAAATGGCTACCGGTGGTAATAGACCACCAGCAATTCATTCTGATATGGATGAAATATTAAAAGATACAAATTATTGCATGATTTATCAGGAACAACTTCTAGATATAGTTAAAAAATTTGGTGGCAGAACTTATGGTAAAGCAGATTTATTTAGAAAAGCTATAGGAAAGAAACTACCGGAATTAGTACAAAAAGAATCAGAAATTCTTCGCAATGAGATTATAGATAATGGTTATTCTAAGGAAATTGCTGATAAAATAGCTGATGAACTTTCTCAAAAAGGCGGCTATCTTTTTAATAAATCCCATTCATATTCATATGCAACTCTCTGTTTTGAAACCGCTTGGTTTAAAGCACATTACCCAGTATATTTCTTTAAAGCATTGTTCAATCAAAATAAAGACAAGGCAGGGGCAATAAATAAATATATTCTTGATGCAAAATATTTCAATGTAAATGTTAAGCCGCCCAATATTAATCATTCTGGTATGAACTTTACAGTTGCTGATAATAATGTATTATTTGGCCTATCAGCAATTAATGGAATTGGAGAAAAATTATCTAAACAAATTATCGAAGAGCGAGAAAATAATGGCATATATAAGTCATTCGATGACTTAATGGCAAGAGTTACATTAGATAAAGCTTCTATAATTGCGTTAATCAAAGCCGGGGCAATTCCATGTAAGAATAAAAGGAAAAAGCTTATCTTATATCTTAAATCACAATATAAACCATTAAAATTTTCAGAAGTTTCATCACTCCCTGCTTATAAAAAACTTGAAGAAAACTGGGATATGAACTTAAACAGTTATATTATTCCCTCTTTTAATAAAAGAACCCAATATGACAGGGAGGCGCTGTTAAAGGATTATAACACATTGAGAAAAAATGAGTTTGATAAAAATCAAGAAATAAGATTTCAAAAGTACATTAACGATAATAAAAAATATTTAGAAGATGAACAATTCTGGGAGTTTCAAACATTACAAGCATTTATTAATAATAACCCATTTGATGCAGCATATAGATTTTTATCTCAATTTAAAGATATACCAAATGGCGAAAAATGTACTTTAGTTGGAATTATAGCAAAGGTTCAAAAGAAGAAAGATAAAAAAGGTAAACAGTTTGCGTATATTAATATCTATTCAAGTTTTGGGCTGATAGAAGGTATTGTATGGCACACTCAATTGAAAGAGTATGAAGATTTAATTAAAAAAGGACAACAGGTAGCAATTCTTTGTAAGAAAGATAATGAAGAAAAAGTTATTGTAGAAAAATTAAAACCATATAATAAATGGTTAGAATTTGCAAGAAAGAAAGGGGCTTTAGTATAAATTGAGCGAAGATGAAATTTTACAGTTTAAGGCAGCGATTATTTTTGGGTTTATTCATATGACACAACGTGGAGATGCTTTGGATTTTCCACAAAGGATAATGATTTAAGAATTAATAAATAATTAGGATAAAAATTCTAAGGGTAAAGAGGCTGAAATAATATTTTCTTAATTATTGAGAGGTTTAGGAAAGGAAGTAATTTATTGAAATTTAAACATATTAAAGCAGCGATAGTTCTGACAGTAGTAACTATAATTTCATGTCTGTCATGCAGTGCAGTATATGGTTACTCACAGGAATTAAGTATGGAAGAATTAATTAAAACTGAACAAGAATTAGTTGAAAGAAATGAAGAATTAACTAAAGAAAATAAAAGATTACATAATATGATAGGGCAATATTCAATACTTGTTAGGAGCTTAAGAAGTGAGAATGAAGTTTTGAAAAATTCAGTTGAAACAATTGAAGATATTGAAGAAAACAGGAAATATTTAGGTGTATATACATTAACATATTATTGCAAAGAGCCTGATTGTGGAATATGTGGTGGTGGAGGAATGACTGCTTCTGGAACAGAGGTCACACCCGGTAGAAGTGTAGCAGTAGATCCGCAAGTTATACCACTTGGTACTAAACTATATATAGATGGGACTGGTAATAGAATTGCAGAAGATACTGGTAGTGCAGTTAAAGGTAATAAAATAGATGTCAATATAGAAACACATGCTGAAGCTCTTAAGTTAGGTAAGAAATATAATGTTAAAGTTTGGATAGTAGAATGAGGAGGATTATATGAAAATAGCAGGTATTAAAAGTGAAACAGTAACACTTTCTGACTGTGAAGAATTATATTCATATGGAATAATTACAGAAATAAGTAATGGACAAATTATAAAATTTGGGGTGGAAAGTGAGAAATAAATTTGATTATAAATAAGAATTAGTAAGGGTGCTAAACATTAGATAATATGTCATTGTTCTTATCAAAACTATAATAAATAGTGTAAGGATTGTTATGATATTGATTGTTTGCTAAAGAAAAAAATAAAAGGTAAAAGTATAATATGAAATAAGTTTATTATGTTAAAGGAATGATTATTTTGATAACTCTATATTCAACACATTGCCCACGCTGCAATGTCCTAAAAAAGAAGTTAAAGCAAAGGAATATTGATTATAAAGAGATTGATAACGTAGAAACTATAAAAGCAAAGGGATACTTATCAGTTCCGATTCTTGAAGTTGACAATCTATGTATGGATTTTAAGCAAGCGGTGAATTGGATTAATTTACAGGAGGATTTTAATATTGGAGATTAATATTGCATTAAATAGAAACTTTACAGCAGCTTTTAATCGCATGTTAAATAATTATGGTGAAGAAATAGCAAAATTAAATGGTTTTGCTGACGAACAATTAAGTTATACTGATTTTATTGATAATTTTATTGATAAACAAACAGTTGCAGACGCGAGTATTGATGGTAATGCAAATGCCGGCACAAAAGATATTTGTTCATTGGAAGCCGAAATGAGTAAGCCTCATTCAAAATTATTGGCATTTAATAAAATTTATTATGAATTAAATAAAAAATATGGATTTAAAACGGCTAATGAATGGTTAGAAAATGAATGGAATGGTCATTTTTATTTACATGATGCGTCAAGCTCCACGATGAAGCCTTATTGTTTTGCTTATGATATTGAAAAACTAGTTTTAAATGGATTATATTTTATTGATAATTTTAACGCTCAACCGCCGAAACATCTTATTACTTATACAGATTTTGTTGGTGAGTTTATAAGCTGGACAAGTAATAGAACTTCGGGGGCCTGTGGATTACCCAGCTTTTTGATTTATTCATATTATTTCTGGAAAAAAGATGTTGAGAATAATTATTATACAGGAACACCAGAGAAATACAGAGACCAAGAATTTCAGAGAATTGTATATAAATTAAATCAGCCATATCTAAGAGTAAACCAATCAGCTTTTACCAATTTTTCAATTTTTGACCGTGAATATATGGTTGCCTTGTTTGGTGGTAAAGAATATCCAGATGGAACATTTATTATTGATTATATTGATGAATTAATAGAATATCAGAAATGTTTTATGAAGATTGTAAGTGAGATAAGGTCACAAAATATGATGACTTTTCCAGTATTATCATTTTCACTACTTCGTAAAGACGGCAAATTTGTAGATGAAGAATTTGCAAAATGGTGTTGTCATCATAATATGAAATGGGCTGATAGCAATTTCTTTGTGAGTGATGATATTACTAGCTTATCAAACTGTTGCAGGCTAATTTCTGACGTAAAAGAATTAGGCTATTTTAATTCTATAGGTGGTACAGCTCTTGAGGTAGGAAGTATTAAAGTAAATACAATCAATTTGGCGAGAATATCTTATGAAACGAATACAGAGGAAGAATATTTTAACATATTGAAGGATAAGACCATTCTCTGCTGTAAAGTGCTTGACCGTATAAGACATATTATTAAAAGAAATATAGAAAAAGGTCTGTTGCCAAACTATTCAAAAGAAGTAATGAGTATAGATTCGCAATATAATACTATTGGAATAATTGGCATATATGAAACCTTGCAGAAGTTTGGTTATACATATAAAGATGAATTTGGAAATACTTTCTATTCAGCGGCAGGCGTAGAGTTTGCGAAAAATATTTTAGAGCTAATTACAAATGTAAAAAATGATTTTGCTAAAAATCAAAATTATTCAATTAATATTGAAGAAATTCCTGCTGAAAGAGCTGCGGCTATTTTAATGGAAAAGGATAAACTGTTTTGTCCAGATCAAAAATATGAATTGCCGTTATATGGGAACCAGTGGATTCCATTGGGAGTTAAAACAACATTGCAGGAAAAAATTCGTTTAAGTGCAATTTTGGATAAAGCATGTTCTGGTGGCAGTATTGCTCATATAAATTTAGATGCGCCGTTAGAAAATTTTAATACTGCATGGGACTTACTCAATTATATTGCAAATCAAGGAGTTGTATATTTTGCTTTTTGTTTAAAAATTAGTAGCTGTAAAAATAATCATGGATTTTATGGTAATATTTGCCCATATTGTGGCGAAGAGAAGGAAACAACATGGCAAAGAATTGTCGGGTTTTTGACGCCGGAAGTAACATACTCAAAAGAAAGGAAAGATGAGCTTATAAAACGTGATTGGTTTGAATTAGGCAGAATGAAGGAGATAGGTTAATGCAGATTAAAATATTGCAGGATGAGGATTTTATAAACTATAAGAAACCGGCTATGTTTATTAGCTTCCCGTCTTGTACATGGAAATGCGAAAGGGATTGTGGTAAGAGAGTGTGTCAGAATAGCCCACTTTCTGCCATAGATGATATTTCAGTAAATATAGAAGTGATAATAAATAGATATATAAATAATCCTATAACAAAATCAATTGTTTGCGGTGGTTTAGAACCATTTGATAGCTTTAATGATTTATTGCAGTTAATATCACATTTGAGAGTGTATACGAATGATGATATAGTTATATATACCGGATATAATAAGGAAGAAATTATTGATAAAATAGAGAAGATAATTGTATACAAAAATATTATTATTAAATATGGTAGATTTATTCCTGACCAAGAAAAGCATTTTGATGAAATATTAGGTGTTCATTTGGCATCTGATAATCAATACGCAGAAAAAATTAGTTAGAATAGAAAAAAGGAGCTAAAATGAAAAAACTTAAACCATTAAAAGAAATAAAAGCACCACATTTTATATTATATCCTACATCATTATATCCTGTTGTATATGAAAATGAGAATACATATTATGCTAGAGTAATGAATATAAAATTTGGCTTAGATAAAAAGCTGGAAAATGAACTATACATAATAAATGAGGAGGCATAAATTGTATTATTGTCTGAATTGTCATTCATTATTTACATATCCTAAATTATATGTAGAAAAACATGGATTAGATTCACCACCTTATGAAGAAATAGATGTATGTCCGTACTGCCATTGCTCTGATATTGTAGAAACACATAACTGCGATGTATGTGATAATCCTATTACGGGTAATTATGTAAGGCTTTCTAATGGTATGTACATCTGTGACAACTGTTATAGTAGTGAAAACGTGGGAGGCTGATATGCTACCTATAAAGAATATTATGATAAAAAATTGTAGAAATAAGGAAGTTGATAACATAGAATTTATTACACAAGAAATTAAATGTATATATAAACACTGATAATGCGGATATAGATTACGCTCTGTATATTAAAGGTAGCATTGGTGATTGTGAAAAAGTTGGAATAAAAACAAAAATTTATAACAATTGAATATGACTTATACTGACTTTGGTATAAATTACACCAATACATAGTACATATATTATTTGTATTTTTTTGAAAGGAAAATAAATATGAACATAAAAATTAAATATTTTGATAAAGAAATAGATAAAATTAGTAAGATTGCAATTGGCGATTGGATAGATTTACGTGCGTCTAATACAATAAAATTAAAGAAAGGAGAGTTTAAACTTATTCCTCTTGGTGTAGGAATGAAACTGCCAGAGGGATATGAAGCTCATATTGTTCCAAGAAGCAGTACATATAAAAACTTCAAAATTATTCAAACTAACCATCAAGCTGTAATTGATGAAAGTTATTGCGGAGATAATGATCAATGGTTTTTTCCTGCTTTAGCCATGGAGGACACAATAATAGAAAAAAACGATCGTATATGTCAATTTAGGATAATGAAAAAAATGCCACAAGTAATCTTTATAGAAGTTGAGCATCTTGATGATAAAGATAGAGGAGGTTTTGGTAGCACAGGAAAGAATTAATATGAATACTGAATTATCAGAAATGATTACTTTAAAAGATATAATTAATAATTTACATATAAGTAAAAATACAGCTTATAAACTTATTAAGATTGATTTTTTTCCTAAAATTAAAATAGGAAGAACATATTCAATTCCAGCAATCGAATATAAAAAATGGATTTCAAAAAATATAGGTAACGAAATATACTTGTTATAAATTTATTATTAGGAACTATCCCAAAGTTTATGTGCTCCTTTAAACTAGTATAAGATAAAACTAATTAGTCTAGAGGAGCTTATTATTATGAAAAAATATTATAAAAATTATCAAAAATTGCGAGAACTTTCATTTGAACATTCTAATACAGTACTTATTTCATTTAAACCAAATTGCCGTAGGTCTATTTAATATATGTGCCGATTCATATGCTTCATCTATAGTCAATATAGTATTATATGTATTACTTGCGGTTTTGTTTACTACCAATACAGATTCTACCTGTTTGTCAAAATTATAATCCGTGAATAGTGGCATTAGGTATTGTATATTGTCTCGTTGAATATTATAATAAGGAACAACATAATTGTAATCTGCTTTTGACATCATTACAGAATATTCTATTGAATTTTTAATCTGAAATGATATTCATACAGTACTTTGTTCTTGTAACTCTTTAGGTAATCTAAATTTTCTTCTTCATTCATTTTATTGTTCCTTTTAAAAACAAACCGTACTTTGAAGTACGGTTAAATATTATTATGCAGTTTCCTGAGTTGAAGATTTAGAGGCAATCAATTTCAGCGCTTCACTAACTGTTAACCCTAAAGATTTCAGTGCTTCATTAAGCTGAATAAGCTCTTCTTTCTGTAACTGTTCTTCAAGTTCAGAAATAGTTGCTTTGATTTCAACCAATTCTTTTGATAAGTTTTCTTTTTTAAGTTTAGCTTCCTCTAATTTTTCCTTTGTAGTTTTATTTTTAGCTCGTGCCATCATCTCACTCCTTTTTAATAAATAATAAAATAATATTTACCAGTTTGTCAATATAATATTCCAAATAATGGAAAGAAGATGGCCATTGGTGGTAACATTACGGATACAACCCAAGCTAATGTTCTATAAACTCCATCTACAAGTAGTGAATTTAAGAACCCAGGAAAATGTAGAAATTCAAATATGGAAGATATAGGTTCTTCTAATTTAAACAGTACATCATATAAAATTTGTGAAGGATAGTTTGCTCCTACAATTGTAATCCAAAATACTAACATCAATAAAAGAAACATCATTGGAAAACCAAATAATTTAGATGTCACAATTTTATCTATGCGATTCATTCTTTTATCATATTTGTCATCCTTTTTTATAACTACATTCTGTATAATCTCTTTTGCTTTTCGCATTAATCTAGTTACAGTGATGTCCTCTAAATTCTTAAGATTAACCTCTTTCAAAATTTTTTGTAATTCCAAATTATTTTTTAAAGAAATATTCCATTCATTTTCTAATTGTTCATAGAATATTTTATCTTTAGAAAGTAATCTGAGTGCAATAAAGCGTTTTAGTTTGTTAGAATATGGTATTTCTAGTGCTGACTCTATTTTTTCTATTTGCTCTTCTGTTTCTTTATTATATCTTGCTTTTGTCCCCTTAAAATTCTGTGGTTCTGAAATTATTTCTAATAATTCTTTGATTCCTTTTTTATTTCTTGCAGAAGTACCTACTACTGGAACACCGAGTCTTTTGGATAATAGTGATAAGTCAATTTGTAATCCTCCCTTCTTTGCTTCATCTA